TTTTGGAATCGCATTTGAGTGATGTGCAAGAACGCAAGCACAAGCTATTAGAACAAGCAGGGGCGGACAAGAAAACCTTAATGAGCAACCCACAGTTCGCTGACCTACTACGTGGTCTTGGTGTAGAGCCCCCCACTAAGATAAGCCCCGCGAATGGTAAAACAACTTGGGCGTTTGCAAAGACTGATGAAGCGTTTAAAGCGTTACAAGAACATGCTGACGACCGAGTGCAGTCATTAGTAGCCGCTAGACTTGGCACGAAAAGTACATTGGAGGAAACTCGTACACAACGTTTTATTGATATATCCAAACGTGGGTTGTTGCCTGTACCGATTCGATACTACGCCGCGCATACAGGTCGGTTTGGTGGGGATGATAAAATTAATTTGCAAAACTTACCGAGTCGTGGGGCCAATGCAAATAAACTTAAACAGTCAGTCATCGCACCGCAGGGGTACACCATTATTGATGCTGACTCAGCACAGATTGAAGCTAGGGTACTAGCGTGGTTAGCAGGACAGGAGAACTTAGTACAAGGTTTTGCCAATCAGGAAGATGTGTATAAGAAGATGGCCTCAGCTATTTATGGTAAGCCCGAAGGGGACATCACCAAAGAAGAACGCTTTGTTGGTAAGACAACAATACTAGGTTGTTTCGGGGCGGATACTAAAGTATTGACAAACTATGGGTGGAAGCGTATTGTTGAGGTTAAGACTACGGATATGGTATGGGACGGTGAAGAATGGGTGACACATCAAGGAGTAGTACCAAAGGGCTTGAGGGAAGTAGTGACAGCCTACGGGATAGACGCTACGCCGGAACACGAAATACTGACGGGACATGGGTGGCGGGAGTGGAGCGAGGTAGCTACAAACCATTTCCTTTTCCAATCGGCTTTACGCAAGGCGAACTCACCGTTGTCGGATGGAAACAGCACATCAAGTCAACCGGACGCTCCGCAGGATGGCACCCCGTTGTGCGGTGTACATGTGGGGGGGAAGCCCTTGTTGACCGCCATAACTTTAAAGCAAAAAGAACTACACGATGTAATACCTGCGCTAAAGGGGCGAGCGACCGAACACGTAAAAAGTATTGGGGGTACGAAGATATTGTTCCGAATTTGGAACACCGCCAACGATTGCTTAACCGCATTGCAAGTTGCATTGCACGGTGTCATACAACCACTTGCAAAACATACTTACATTATGGCGGTAGGGGGATTACCGTTTACGAACCGTGGCGTACAGACCGAAAAGAATTTTTACGCTACCTTATTGCCCTTAAAGGATGGGAGGAGCCAGCCCGAGACCTTGACCGCATCGACAACAACAGGGGGTATGAACCGGGCAACTTACGTTTCGCAACACGGTCTGAAAATGCAAGTAACAAACGTACAGCAGGGGCAATGCAAAAAGAAATTGATGACCTACGACATCGCTTACGCAGGGTCGAGAAACAGATTCACGATTGCGACGGATGTAGGGAATCTTATAGTACATAACTGTGGCTACGGGATGGGTGCGTTGAAGTTTCAGGCACAACTAAAATCGTTTGGGCATGATATGGAGTTGTCAGAAGCGCAACGGGTTATCCAGATTTACAGAGATACCAACGAGGATATTGTTGGGTTGTGGAGAGAAGCTCAGAATGTGCTTATAAACATGTTGAGTAATGTAGCTTCACCTCTCGGTAAAGCGGGTGTGTTAGAGATAGTCCCAAGTGCACGTGCTATTAAGTTGCCATCAGGGTTGTTGATGCGGTACGACGATTTAGATTACGAGCAAGGTGAACGTGGGCTTGAGTTCAGCTATAAAACTCGCAAAGGTAGGACGCGTATTTATGGCGGTAAAGTTGTAGAAAATATCTGCCAAGGGATAGCCAGATGTATAATAAGTGACCAGATGATACGTATCGCAAAGAAGCACCGTGTTGTCCTAACCGTGCATGATGCAATTGCTTGTGTTGTACGAGATGAAGAAGTTGAACAGGCAGTTGTTGATGTTGAAGAGGCGATGCGGTGGGTGCCACCTTGGGCAGAGGGACTGCCCCTTAATTGTGAATCCGGTTACGCCAAATCCTATGGAGATTGTTGATGAGTGATACCCCCTTAGACTATTCGTTCCACACCATAACTGTAAGCGCAGGGATGAAGGAACTACATAAGCTGTTAAAGAGTGAGCATTACCTTATGGCTATGGACTTAATAGATGGGTTAATAGTTGAACTAAGAATGGCCAAAGCCGCTGTACGGGATTTAGAGGAGCGTAGACGATGAGTTTACCCCCATGGTCGTTTAGCGGCATCAAGACATTTGACCAATGCCCAAAGAAGTATTACCACTTGAAGATCACCAAGGAGTATAGTGACCCCCCAACCGAAGCCACCCTATATGGGAGTAGGTTTCACACTGCCGCAGAAGAATATATACGAGACGGAACTGCGCTACCCCCGTATTTTGAATATGCCAAAGGGGTACTAGACAGCCTAAACAATATGGAAGGCACCAAGTATTGTGAGTATGAGATGGGGTTGACGCAAGACATAGAACCATGCGGGTTTAAAGATGCTAACGTATGGTGGCGGGGTATTGCGGACTTAATCATTATTAACCACACAACTGGGGAAGCTAGGGTTGTTGATTACAAAACAAGCAAATCGACTAGGTATGCAGACACAGGGCAGTTAGAACTTATGGCCTTAGCTACGTTTAAACACTTTCCAGAGGTAAAGAAAATCCGTGCAGGTTTAATATTTGTTGTATGTAAAGGGTTTATTAAAGCATCATACACAGTTGACGATGTGCCTGAGATACTAAGTAAATGGACGGCGGAACATGATAAATTAAAAGCCGCTTACGAAAATAATGTATGGAACCCTAGACCATCAGGGCTATGCCGAAACCACTGTGTAGTATTGGACTGCGCACACAACGGGAGAAATTGATGCCTTACAAAAACCCCAAGAAAGACCGCCCCTATAAAGAAGAATACGAACTCCAGAAATCCCGTGGGGAACATGAGGGTAGAATGGAGAGGCAAAGAGCGAGGCGAGAGTACGACGCAAAAGGTATAGATAGGACAGGTAAAGATATAGACCATAAGAAGTTAATTAGTAAGGGCGGTAAGAATTCAGATGGCACAAGGTTAGTGTCACCGAGTAAAAACAGAAGTCGTAACGGTAAGAAGAAAGCGAAGTAATACAATTTAAAAGCTAACCCCGGACAGCAGTTCCGGGTGTTTTTGTATGTGAAGAGAGAACACAGATGGAAATTATAGACAACAAGGCATTACTATTAACACTACGCCACCCGCAACGTGTTACAGACGTTATACCAAAAAGTAAAGTGGTAGGAGAGAATCAAGTGTTGGTTAAGTGGGGTATCGACGAAGCACAGGTGCTTAAGAATTTAAAAATACGTAACATACCCTCACCAATAATGTCGCAATATACTTGGGCGGGGCAGTACAAACCGTTCAAACATCAGAAGACAACATCGGCATTTCTAACCCTACATAAACGTGCTTTCTGTTTTAACGAACAAGGTACAGGCAAGACAGGCAGTGTCGTATGGGCGGCTGACTACTTAATGAAACAAGGTAAGCTCAATCGTGTGCTCGTCATATGCCCCCTATCTATTATGGATTCAGCTTGGCGCGCAGACATATTTAAATTTGCTATGCACAGATCAGTTGATATTGCATACGGTGACGCCGCTAAACGTAGAAAAATTATTCGAGGTAACGCCGATTTTGTCATCATAAATTATGACGGGGTTGAGATTGTTAAGGACACCATAGCCGAAGGTGGGTTCGATTTAATTGTTGTAGATGAAGCGAACGCGTACAAAAATGCCCAAGCAAAACGGTGGAAAGTTTTGCACAGCTTGCTAACCCCAAGCATATGGTTATGGATGCTCACAGGTACTCCTGCGGCGCAGTCGCCAGTTGACGCATTCGGTATAGCTAAGTTGGTTAACCCTAGTGGGGTGCCTAAGTTTGCATCAGCATTTAAAGACATGGTTATGTACAAAGTTAGCGCCTTCCGATGGATACCTAAAGACTCCGCTTCTACAATTGTGTTTAATGCGCTACAGCCCGCAATTAGGTTTACCAAAGACGAGTGCCTTGACTTGCCGGAAATGACCTATGTTAAACGTGAAGTAGCTATGACTAAACAACAGGAGAAGTACTACAAACTTTTACGCACCCAGATGATTATGCAAGCGGCGGGAGAAGAAATAACGGCGGTGAATGCCGCAGTAGCGATGAGTAAGTTACTCCAAATATCATGTGGTGCGGTGTACTCAGACAACAAGGAGACAATCGAGTTTGACATTAAGAACAGGTACAACGCACTGATTGAAGTTATCGAGGAAGCTAGCCAGAAAATATTAGTGTTCGTGCCTTTTAAGCACGTTATCGGTATACTAAAAGAACGCCTTACCGCAGATGGTATAACTACCGAAGTCATATCGGGTGACGTGCCAGTTAATAAACGCACCCAAATATTTAATTCGTTCCAGACAACCCCAAACCCTCGGGTGCTTATAATACAACCCCAATCTGCGGCACACGGGGTGACACTTACTGCGGCGAATACAGTGGTGTGGTGGGGCCCAGTACCGTCTTTGGAAACATACGCTCAGGCAAATGCACGGGTACATAGGTCAGGACAAAGGCACCCAAGCACAGTGTTCCAATTGCAAGGTTCTTCCGTAGAACGCCATGTATATTCATTACTTGACAATAAAATTGACGTTCATTCAAAAATGATTGACTTATATAAAGATTTGTTGTTATAATACATAAACCATATAAATAATGTAGTTCCAAAGGAGAGAGAGATGGATAACGAGAGTACTATCCCAGTCGATAAGCTAGTCAAGGTGTACATCAAGATGCGTGACCACCACACCACGATGATGCAAGAGTTTAAAAAACAGGAAGACGCAAGTGTTGGTCAGATGAAGCAGGTCAAAGATGCACTATTGGCGTACTGTAAAGACCAAAACCTAGAGAGTGTAAAGACCGCAGAGGGTTCGTTTTACCGCACCACTAAACGCCGTTATACCACAGCAGATTGGGGATCTATGAACCAGTTTATTTTAGAACATCAAGTTCCTGAGCTGTACGAGAAGCGCATACATCAAGGAAATATGGAGACATTTTTAACCGAGCATCCTGACCTACTGCCTCCGGGTCTGAATTGCGATGCCGAATATTCTGTAACTGTAAGGAGAAATAAACAATGATAGACGGGGCTTTTGTACCTATTAATAAGGTAGCGAGCCATTTTTTTGTTA